CTTCGCCGCTTGCAGACCAACGGTACCTCGTGACCTCTGCGGGATTCGAACCCGCACCTATCGCCTTGAGGGGGCGACGACCTTCCCATAGTCGAAGAGGCCAAAGTTCCGAGGCACACCGCGATGCTGGACCCATCGGCCCCGACACCCGTCCAGAGGGGAGGGGAAGTGCGTACCTCGCGGTGCCGGAAGCCCCGGAGGGCCTGGGACACCGTAGCTCGGGCTGGAGGGGTCGAACCTCCGTCTCCGGGTTAACAGCCCGGAATCCTGCCATTGAACGAAGCCCAAATACGCCCGTGGGTAACCGGCTGGGCCAACCGGGGAAGCGGGCCGCTAGCTGGGGGATGAAACCCAACCCGAAACTTCCTCATCCGCACCGCCCCAAGGAGTCGAACCCTGTCCCTAGGCTTTGGAGGCCCTTGGGCTCCTCAGCCCATGAGCGGCATGTGGGGAGACTTCTCTCCCTATCGTGCCTACGGGCTGTCAGGGCCTATCTCCTAATGCCTTGCGCTGCTAGCCACCTCCGCCGGATGGCGTGATTGACAGCCCCGGAGGAGCACCGCCATGCTGCTGGGGCGCCACGGCGAGCTGCTCGGCCACCTGCTGCTGGGCCTGTTCGGCGGCAACCTGGTCGGGCGTCTTGACCATGGAGCGGATTTCCTCGTCGCGCATGCCCATCTCGCGACCCACCCAGCGCAGGACCTCCGCGCGGTCGGTCTCCGGCAGGGGCAGGGCCAGGTTCATCCACTGGAAGGCGCGCTGGACGCGCTCTCCGCGGGTCAGGTCCTCCTTGGGCGTGAGGGAGATGTCGATGTCCGCGTCGATGGCGATGTCGGACTTGTCCCACTGCCAGGTGAACTCCTGGCCCAGGTCGTCCGTGAACCGCAGCATGCGCTTCTGGTCGTAGTTGAGCTGCATGAGCTGGAGCATCGTCTTGGCGATGGCCAGGTACCAGTTCGCCAGCCGCCCGCGGCGCTCGGCCTGGCGCTGCTCGCCGGCGGAGGTGACGATTTGGGCCTCAGCGGCCGTCGTGCGCTTGGAGGGGAACACGCCCCGCATGGGCTCGGAGGCACCGGTGGCCTCCTTCATCTCCATCTCGATGCCCTCTTGGACCTGGTAGACCTCCTGGGGCAGCGCCGGGATGTCCATGTTGCCGACCTCCTGGCGCGTCGTGCCCTCCTCGAGGCCGACGAACTCGCCCCACACGCGCGACTCCAGGGCCTTCTTGCCCTCGGCGCCGAGCGCATCCTTCGGGCCGATGAGCTTGGGGATGCTGCGCGCCACGTAGGTCGCGACGTTCGAGCGGTACTCGTCCAGCTCCACGAGGGAGGGCATGAGCACGCGCATGTCGCCGATGCCCTCGAGGCAGTCCGGGTCGTCCCGCACGACCAGGGGCTTGAAGGGGTTGCGGTCCTGGAGGTCCAGGTTGAGCATCAGCGGGTTCAGGCGCTGGTAGAGCGTGAGCGTGGTCACGTCCTTGGGGAAGGTCGTGACGATGCCGGTCTCGAGGTCCCACATCTCGACCACCGTGATGCGCTGGTCGTCGTCGGTGTCGTCCTTGCCCAGGCCCTCGATGTCATTGAAGGAGCCCTCGAGGCCCGTGAGGACCGAGGTGTCGCCCTTCAGGTCGTCCATCATGCGACGGCCCTTCTTCTCGCCATAGCGGTCCTCGACGAATGCACGCCAGGTCGGGTTCTGCGTTACTTCCGGCACCGGCAGGCGCGTATACTGGGCCACCCAGCGGCAGTCGTCGATGCGCTTGGCCGCGGGGTCGTAGCGGATGTCCTCCCAGGGCACGTAGTCCACGCACACGCGGTCCCGCAGTACGACCGCCACGTCCTTCGTGAGCGTCAGGAGCTTCATCAGCTCCTCGTCCGGGGCGTCCGGGTTGTCCTTGCGAAGCTGCATGGCTTCGGCGATGAGCGCGTCGGTCGGAGACTCCTGGGTCTCGACGTCCTCGACGTAGTCATAGTACACCTTGACCCAGCCGATGTCAACCAGCAGGGCGTCCTTGATGCCCTCCTTGGTGCGCTCCTGGCCCTTCGTGTCGCGCCAGGCCTGGTTCAGGCCGCGCTCGGCCGCGAGCGTCTGGACCTGCGTGCCGTTGCCGATGACCTTGCAGATGAACTCCACGTCCACGGCGACCATCGAGGAGTAGAGCGTGTCGATGATGCCGATGCCCTTCGTGACGTTCACGCGGTGGCCGCGGTCGGTGTGCTGGGCCTCGGTGGCCTCGTTCTCATAGCGCTTGAGGTTCTTGTGCTTCTTGGACTCGCCCTTGGTGAACAGCGCGTCGGCCATGCCCAGGCGGCGGCCGTAGACCTTGAGCATCGTCTCCTCGTCCTTGTAGACGCGGAACACCCTGTTGGCTACCATCTAACTCCTGACTCGAATCTGCGGCGCGATGAAGTCGCGCTTGCGTGGGCCTCCGCCAATCCAGCCCTCATCGGCCGGCTCGTCTTCGAACACGTAGCCCCACTGCGTGGGCTCGTAGTCGCCCTGGGTCTGCTGGCCCGGCCCACCCTCGCGCGGCGTGAACGAGAGCAGTACCGACGCGCCATAGCGCACGGCATCCACGTAGTGCGAGGTCCAGTCGTGGACCGGGTTGATTCCGATGCGCACCTCGTCCTTGATGTGCCACTTGTGGCTCGAGAAGGCGTCGGACACGCGTCGGGCGGCTGGGTCAACGAACACGCGCCCGCCGGCCATCATGTTGTTCAGGATGCGGATGGCATAGTCCTGGGGGCGCTTCTTGACCGCCTTGACCGGCACGCCCGCGGTGTTCAGGTCGCGGATGACGCTCGAGCCCGTGGACGGGTTGCGCTGCGTGCCAGCCGGGTCGCCGTAGTCTCCCCGGGTCTTGCAGCCGTTGTATCGCTGCAGCAGTTCCATGTGGTACGCGGCGGCCCAGTCCTTGGCGGTCCAGTCCTTGGCCTCGATGGCCGACAGGATGTGCAGGAAGGGGAACTTCTTGATGACGGACTTGCCCGGGATGCCGACCTCGATGTCCTCCCAGAGGACCTGGGCGAAGATGCAGATGCCCGGGTCACCGATGCCGAAGTCCCAGAACGAGTACAGCGGCTGCGCGGGGTCGAAGGTCAGGTCCCTGAGGCCGGTGGTCGGGTCCCACTGGTCGAAGACGCCGCCCTCCACGATGCCCACGAACTCGCCGTAGACCTCCTGGCGCAGGAACCGGCCCGAGTACCCGCCGACCAGGTCGGTGAGGTAGTCGTCGTCCAGGTGGACGTTCTCGAACGTGGCTGCGTTGTACCACACGGCGTCCGGGTAGTTGTCCGCGTGCAGCTCGCCGTCGGGGTGGAAGACGTTGTACATCCAGTCGAACCCGTTGGGCGTGGATGCCACGCAGCCCATGCGCTTGTAGCCCTTCTGGCGCAGACGGGCCGTGAGGACCTTCCAGGCCATGAGCTGGACGTTGCGACCCTCGTCGATGAAGAACCACGTGTACTCGGGACCACGCATCCAGTTGGGGTTGTCCAGCGAGCGCAGGCGGATGACGGCGCCGTTGATGAGCGTCAGCTCACGCACGGCCTTCTTGTAGTCCTTGTCCCAGTCCGCGAGGCCGGTCGTGGTGACCAGCTCCTCGAGCTTGGGGATGATGATGTCGTTGAGCGCCGGGTAGGACTCAGCGGCGATGACGCCATAGGGCGCGTGGTAGACGCCCTTCGGCTTGGGTTGGAGCGAGTACTTCAGCCCGCGCAGGATGCCGGCGTAGGTCTTGCCCGACCCCAGACCGCCGATGTAGGCCGAGTACTTCTCCTCGCCCTCGACGAACGCGGTCTGCGCTCCGGGGTTGAGCGTTACCTTTCGGCTCACTGCCACACTCCTGCACGGAAGTTGTCGAGCCCCGGGATGGTCTGCGTGACCAGCGCGATGTACGTACCGCCGCGCAGCTCAGGGAAGGTGTTGGTGTACCCACCGAGGAGCACGTCGTTCCGATAGGCCTTCACGTCGTCTCCGTGGTGGGTCACCTTGAGCTTGTCGCCGGCGACGAACGCCGGGGTCGTGACGCCCATGAGCCCGAACACGAACGCCCCGCCGTGGACCAGGTA